GCGGATGGAGTCGCATTGAACGTCATTGTTATCATGTTTGGCAACTTTGTTGGTACCTGGAATGAGGCCCACATTCGGATATTTGAATGAGTAGACTATTTCTTCCAACTTACGGAAGAAATTCATAATCTTAATATTAGTTTTCTTGTCAGCCATGGAGATTACCCTAGCTCCACTGGAATCAACCTTCTTTTGGGGAAGAGCTTCACGTTTAATGAATGTAGTATGTATAGTAACATTTTCAGCGATATAATTTTCATAATTCCTAACATATTGATCTCGTTTCTTACCTTTCATATTGGAGAAATCGGGTATTGGTTCCACGTTATCACCAACACGTAACTTTGTACCGCCATTGGCAACATACCAGTCGATCATGGTCTTAAGAATTTCCTCAACTTTAAGTTTCGGCTTAAGACCACCATGAAGTAGTCTATTGCTAGCTATTGCACTAAGTAATCTCCTATCTACGTGTGGGACTACATACTGACGTAAATCATCATGACCGTGCAATGATACCGTGATGATATCATTCTCTTTAATATTAATTTCATATTCAGCAGCGGCCCCAACAATTTCAAGAGCAGATGTTTTCTTCTCAGTAAATGCCTGAAAACAATCATCTTTCCTCTTCATCCAAATAGATGAATCCATATGTTCCTTCATAAATCTTATAATGTTGGCATCAAGAAAGGCCCTGGAGTCAATGTACTCTTTAAAGAAGTTCGTCACGTTAGTCCAGTTGGCCAGTGGATCATCCTGTGGGACTTGGATGAGTTGGTGGTCATCAACGTAGTAGAAACCGTAGGGCAGATGGGTCTCTGGGTCTATAAAGTGATATGTATAGAAGTGTTCAAGAGCAGTTTTATGCTCAGCCGATCCTTTGAATATCAGAGGGACTATGTTGAAAGTTGCCACTTTCTTGTTGAGATAGTAGTTAATCTTCTTAGTAGCGCCAGTGATCAAAGGAGGAACAAACACCCCAGCCATAATAGGGTGACAAAAGACCGACGCAGCACATAGACCGACCGTTGTCAAGGTAGAACACGTGACAGGAATCCATTCACTACGTTCTTCTTTGATATACTTGACTACTCTCTGAACCACGTTTCTGGGAGTATAATTGTTGATAACTGTCCAAGGATCATAAACTTGCATTTTCTTCTTGAATTGTTGAGCTTTATCTTCAGGCGGAGGCACGAGTCCGACCTTAGTGATAGTAGATGGGATAGCAATAAGTTTCGTTTGGCATTGGTAAGCAAAAGAGTATTTCGGGTCTGGAGTGAAGGTGATTTCACATTTCTCTCTAATTGGTCGAAGCATCACTATTCTCTGTGAGCCGTGAATGACCAAAGTCTTACATCCGTAGTTACCATAATTGCCTTGGAGAGGCAACTCATTACATTTATCGTACCAGATGTTCTTCTTTCCCCTCGAACAACCTTTAACGTTACCGTTGACATCAACAACCCACGTTGTTTGAGTACCGATGTGTATTGTGTTGGGCTTGTAGTCCTGTATAACCAGGAATACTGAGATACCGAATTCTTCAATAGCAGGCCACATTTCTTCAACATCTTTCCAACAGAAAGCACCTGTAAGTATTGGAATACCGAATGGATTTTCATTGGAGAGCCACTTCTGATCAATGATGGGATATGCGTCCCAACCATTGTCCCTAATGATGCAACTAGCAACGTACTTGAGATCAGAGAAATCATTGTGAGCAGTTTTGGGGGGAGGGACCACAGTGGCTACATGTGGTATGACACCTTCAAATCCTGGAATGACATACTCTTTAAGATGTGGTAGTGGAGGAACTTGCACTCTCTCCCATGAAGGACCATTCCTAAAGACGCCCTCACATCTGGGCGATAATTTGCTTTCATTTTTAGATAGCTTTCTGGAGTTACGCACTTTCGGGAAGAAATATGTATCATTTGAAACTAGCTGTCGTCTCGATTTAAGGAAGTCAGCCTGTTTATCACTAAAAGAGGCTTCTTCTAATATGTCTAATGAAAGTTGAACGTAATCTTCGTCTTCGATTTTGCGGATAGCATTACTAACGTAAGCGTTAGCGTTCTTAAG